TAATCCGTGTCTGTCGGATTCGTCCAGGTCGTCTTGATTCCAAGAACAACGCCAACAGCGACAAGGTTCGTCGGCGGCCCCGGCGGCGTCGTATCATTCCCAAGCACGGCGTTAGCCGTCGCCCAATCTGACCGAACGGCGACCGTGACGATGGTCCGCACGCGGACGTTATAACTTTGTCCGACGATCAAGTTGCCGATGAACGCGCGAACTGATTGCCCGTCCACCAACATGCTGTTCCAAGAAACATCAGCAGCTTTTTTCCATTGGATTTCGTACTGCGCCACAACCGGGTACTGTGCCGCTATCCATGACACTTCAAAGCCCGAGATCAATGATCCATCGGCATTCGCCAGCGATGAGGACACGAGTGTTAGCCCAGTCGGAGGCGGCGGCATATTGGCGCTGTGAAGAACGGTGTACGACCAAACGGTGGCGTTCGCCAACGAGGCCACCCTGCCAGAGGTCGAGATCGCAAGGATCTTGAACTCGTACAATCCAACCGGATGATTGACGATAGTATCGTTATCAATCAAAGGCCAACGGACGAAGGAACCGGCCCCTACTCCCACAACAGTCGGACGTGACCAAACCTGGAACTCACCCGAATAGAACTTGTAAGCGTTGAAGTCGAACGTCGGACTGACAGTTAGAAGGTAACGGGAATTAAAGGAGTCAAACTTCTCCGTAAAGCTGACCGCTGTGGGGCTCGGGATGTCAACCGTGTCCTTGAGAGACGAATAGTCAATCGTTCCCGCCGTGGTCGTATTATCTACGGCGTCCCACTTCAATCGATTGATTTCGACGCAAACGATCTCGGCGTTATCAGGATCGCCGTCAACTTCGTCAATCCGCATGACTCTGAACGGTTTGGGAAGCCCGGTGCTTAACCCGTCATCGGAAGCGAGCGAAAAGACCGGCTCCTCCGGCAACGCCGTTGACAACGCGCTCGGAAACGTCAATGTCGTCACGTAGCCGGTTCCGGCCGCTGTGAACGATGATGTGATGATGACAAACTTGTCGTCGCTGGAGTTTGGATAGTTCAGGTTCGGGATCGTGAATTGCGCGTGGTAAAGAACTCCGGCCTCCAGATAAATAGCATCCCTAAGTGTCGCAATCGTCCGTGTCACGTCTAAAGATTTGATCCGACCAGAAAGCGAGTAACCAAGATCAGGATCGGCGATCAAGATGACATCGAACGGGCTGATATGAAGCCCAAAGCGATTCGTCCGAAACTTGACGCTCATCACCTCAGTTATTGAGGTAATCAGCTTGTAGTACGCACGCCGCAATGCCTCTTGAACATTGATGCAACCGACCGCGATAAAATCCAGCGGAATGCGACCGTATTTGTCGATGTGCGCCTGATCGAAGACACGACGACGATCTTCCTGCCAGTCAAGGGTAGGATTGATAAAGCTGACCGTAACGTCATTAAACCGGGACGTTATATCGCTGAATGCGTATTCAAATTGTCCCTCGACGACATTTTCAGGTGAGAAAATAGCAAGCGCCGGGTCATCCTTATCGACCTTTAGATGAATCGTACCATTTTGATCGTCAAAAGCGGCAGCGTTAAAAGTGCCAGCGATATACTTCAACATCTCCTGGCCGTTACGCGCCTGCCCTATCAGATCGTTGAATGTCCACCGCGCATGAAACCCGCCTTGCCCATTGGTCACCATCTCATCGCACCAGCGCGCGGCCTGGTACATATCATCCGGATCAATTGACACCGGATAGTAGTGTGAAATCCCGAACCGAGTGTTAAGCGCGAAATCGTAAAGTACCCAGGCGGGGTTGTCGCTCCACTTCACTTGGAACGAACCATCCCAAATGTTCGCGTCATAAACCTTCGTCACCGGATTGTAATGCGGCGACGGCGGAACCTTGATCTTCTTCAGCTTGTAGATTCCCGAGAAATTGGGAATCGAACTGAACTGATCGCTGGCCTCGGCAACGAAGTGAGCAATCGCCAAATTGTCATAGGCAAAACTCTTTGCCACAATCCCCTGGAACGATTCCCAACGGATCTCGAACGTATACAATGTGTCGCTTGCCGGAGACAGACGAGTGACACGAATATCGTAGGTGCCGGAAGCCTGCGGCACCGCGATCCTGAATTCTCGAACGTAGGTAGAAGTCGTCTTGCCCGTGATTGTGATGTCCGCACCGAAGGCAAGTGTCCAAGTCGGATTGGAGGTCACTTTCCACTCAATTCGAAACTTACCCTCAGCTTGGAAAATCCCCGTATCGTCCTGACGGAACAATTGAGAAATGATAAGACGAACGTCGATGAAGTCGAACGGCCATTGGGCGACGTGCGGGTAACAGGCACATTAAAAGCAAGTTGCACATTGACTGCTGTGTTGGTTGATTGACCTCCAAGCAGTAAGGATGTCAACGATGGACTCGGCACACCTGAGAGGATGTCGGCAACTTGATATGTGAAGTTGGGTTCGTTCTGCGAATTCAACAGTGGCGTATCACCAATAAAGAAGGATTTAAGCCCATCATCCAGCCCCTCAATTTCTCCTTCACATAACCCGAGCAAAACTTCGACCGTATCCTTCGACCGAAGACTGTCAGGCGTGCGCGTCTGCCGTGGCCCATCTCCACTGCTGCCACCGCCGCCGCCCGCACCACGGAAGGGAATGAGTTTATGCACCTGTCAAATCCACATCTTTAGCTTGGATGTCGAACGAGAGATAGTGGCCGGCAATCCTGAACTTCCCGTATCCGATTGGAATACGTGTTCCAATTGCAACCGTATTTTGGTTTGCCGGAAGATATTTTGATGCTTCAGGATCAGCCGCAAGATCACCGAAATTATCTCGCTTGGGGGCGGGCGATAGAACCGAGATCAACCCGCCAAGGAACAAACTAAGGCCGAAGCTGAATACCGAATTAGCGGTTATAAAACCCGTAAGAGGAAAAAGTTCTGGTGCAAAAACTGCTGCGGCAACCAAGACGACGCCTAGCACAATTTGAAAAAAACCCCCGCCCTTTCCCCCCATCAGCGCCGGGTAGATGTGCAGCTCACGATCAAGACTCGACTTGAACAAGTCGCGCGGATCGGCGAAATCCTGAACCTTCACACGCCAACGCGGCCGATTGATCGAAGGCTGAAGCGGCCTGCACTGATTTAAGAATAATTTGATGGCGGCGGCCGGTGTCTCAGCAAAAATCACCGTTGCCTTATCCCAAAGCTTGTGAAGATGCCCGTGCAAGGTGATCGTGTACTTACTCATCCTCGACAACTTTCCCGTTCCTCACCACGAAGCAGCGAACACCTTCCTCACCGATCACGTAGTGTTTCAGATGAGGCCAGTTCAAAAATGCCTCATAATCGTTGACCGACAAGTTACTAGACCCGTTCGGGTGCGTGTGCCAGGTTGCCGTAGCTTCATCGTCGAAAATCCTCAGATCCTCAACACTGACATCGAACGTGTCTTTTGGTTCAGGCGCTATATTAGGAACCTCGACGATCTCCCCCGTCTCGGTGATTGCTCCCACTCGTTCGTGGTCTCCCTCAAGGAGAGCTTGGAGTCGCTGCATCAGCATTCTTCATCGCCTCTTCCAGTTGTCGGCGCTTGTACGCCGGAAGTAACGTCATGATATCAAGTGGCACCCGCTCAGGCTTGATCTCTGGAACTGCCGGATGCCGCACTGTTGCAACAACGCCATCGCGCCATCGGCTGGCGAAATGAGTCGTTGTGCTGAGAAGACCAAAGGGATGATGAAGAATCCGATTACCGCCAATATACATCCCGCAATGGTTCGCCACCTCTGACCTGATCGCCATCAAGAACGCATCTCCAATACGAACTTGCGTAAGAGGAATGATGATCAATTGAAACCCGGCCTCGTTATAGTTCTCCATGTAGAGATTAAGCCCGTGGTTCCACCAGTCGTTCGGTCGAGCAAAATTGGGAAGTTCAATCTGCCAGTTGTCGCGATAGAAGCAGCGCGCCAATTCGTAGCAGTCCGTTTTCCCGTGGATGAAAGGGATGCCGATCAAATGCTCGAATTTGATCATGACAAACTCACCAGGGGGAATGTCGGGGGCATATAGATTCTTGCCGGGACAAGAAACGTCTGCCCGTCCAACTGATCCCGCAGCTCAAGAGTGATGATCGTTTTCGTAACAGAGGCGATCCGACTGACGCGCCATGTTTGCACCTGAAACTGGTTCACATTGGCGTCAAGATCAGTCTTCAACACTCGCTTCCTAGTGACCAGTGCTGCCTCAAGACGACCGTTCACAACCAAGCTGGTGAACAATCCGTCAGGGTTCGCAACCTGGAATGCCGGCCGAGACACTTGCTCATCCGCGCTGTTACCAGCGCCAGAGAATCTTAGGCCGATTCCCTCATACGTGTTGCCTTGCCAGATAACGGTGTTATTGGCCTTGATAAAAACCTTCGTGTTGTTGCTGTAGTCGAAGTCGTTACGCCAGGCATCGAGCGTGATCTCAAACAGGTCCACCAACCCGTCGGCCGTCAACTTCTGCGAATCTTGAAGATGAGTTTGTGGCGTGGTCATCACGGAACCTCGATCAGCTCGATCTCAATATCCCCAACCATGCTGTCACCGCCTTTGATGCCGGCGGGGATGCGAAACGGAGCATTGAACCGCACCACGACATTTCCGTAGGCGGGATGCGGGTAAATAAACTTCGTGAACAGCCGATGCGCCGTGTAGAAGTTTTCCAAAGTTCTCAGATTTCGCTGAGGGTTGATCGTCGCATCGATCAGACCAGTCGTGACGTTGAAGAAGAACTTCAACCCAGGAAGAACAAGTTTGAACTTCCGCTGGTCCGGTGCATCGGGAGCGGCAGCGAAAACATAGGAGCGGCCAAACTGGACGCGCACGCTCGACTCTGGATACGTCGTCTCCACCGTATGGAACGGGAAATTGAAAGTCTCCATTACATGGCTCCTATCTGGACTTGCTTGATCAGCTTCTTCAAGCGACCACCAGTAGCAATGTCCTGACCGACAGCGGCAATAATGTCGTTTGGACCTGGAGGCGGAACCTGATCCTTCGACACAACCCACACATTGACCAAGCCAGCGCCATTGTTGTTGGCCGGCGCTTTCACCATGTTCGAGCTGGACACCACACGGTTGCCTTGTGCGTTCAACTTCTCCAGCGAATCGACACCAATGAGATCAACCGCCGACTTCCGCAATACGAACTCACCAGGTTGAGCGAGGATGGGAACGCTATCGCGGCCGGGGACGCCTGTACCTCCTGCGGCACGGATGGGACGGATGTACCCGCCGGCTTTGTACCCCGGCGTGGTTGTACCAGCACCGAAATTTGGAGTGGAGCTTGAAGACGAATATGTGAAGGCGCTGCCGGTGAAAAGACTCGCAGCCAGACCAACGAAGAGATCCACGAATTTTGCAGCGATGCGATCATTGATGACCTTGAGCATTGACTTCAGAATGTTTACCGCCATCGCCTTGAAAGCGTCACCAACGCCTTTGGTTCCGGTCTCGATCTCCGTCAAGAATCCCGAGATCGCATCACTGGAATCCCTCATAATCTTAGTGAAGTTATCGGCGAAGTTTGCCGAATCACTTTTCATCAATCCCATTTCTTCCCGGAACCGTTGAGCCGCGAAGGAAAATAATGTCAGCAAATCTTCCTCAAAAATCTTCGTCGAACGAATTCGAAGATCGTCCAACGTCTCTTCCAGCGTCCGAACATCCTGCTTGATATTATCAACGGCATCCTGACGTTGCTTGTCGAGATCCTGGACCTGAGACCTGTTGAAATTGGTCCGGCGCTGCGCCTGATTCTTGGCCTCTTTGTCAGAGTCTCTGGAAGTGCGAATAGATTCATCGAGGCTGATCGAATTCTCCAGGTCTTTTATCTGTGCAGCCAAATCATCGACGATGCTGCTACGCTTAACGATGTCAGCCTTCAATATCTCAGCCTTTTGGGCTAGGCTAACGACTTGTGCTTCATCAACCTTGCGTGAGATCAGCTCACGTTGCAGGTCGGAGATGCTGAACCTGTTGCCGGGAGATTCGGCTGCTTCCTTCTGAACCTTTGCTTCTTTGAACGGACGCTCGGCCGCCTTCAACCCTTCGTTCAGACTATGATCCAGTTCCGCCAAACGGTTCCGGAAATCCTTGACGAGATTATTGATCGCCTGAGCTGTCTGCTGAGCGTTCTCAAGCGCCCGATTGATGACATCATCAATGTGTTCACCACGCTCCAGGTTGGCGTTCTTCGACTCACGACGGAAAGCATCGCGAAGAGCCGTGTTATGACCCCCCGGCAATTTGCGAACGATCATCTCCGTCAGTTCGTCATTGATCTTGTTGATCTCTTCAGTTACCTCGCGAAGACGAGGAGCCAGATCGACGACCTCGCGCTCAGAAGCACCACGCAGCTTGAATTCGATATTCTTGGTTTCAGCTTCGAGGTTCCGCTTACGGTCCTCCAGAAGCTTCCGCTGTGCCTTGAAGTTTTCATCAAGCTGCTCTTCGATAGTACGCTGTGCGGTCTGAACCAGAAGCGCAGCCTGCGGCCGGAAAATCTTATTGAACTGTGCGGCCTGAGCAGGATCTTCCTTCAACGCATCCCGATACACTTGATAGATTCCGGAGATGTCCTGATTCAACTGGTTCGCTGCTTCAGTCAAAAGCGACAGCCGCTCCTTGTCGTTCGGGTTACGAAGAATATCGACCCTCGAATTTTGGAACCGGCGGCCCGCCTCTTGTAGTTGATCGAGCGCAGGCTGATTAATCGCCCGGAAGCGTTCATCGTTGAGCTGTCCGCTCGTGACACGGTTGTTTTCACGGAGACCGCGAATGGCGTCCGACGACTTCAAAACGGGCTCAAGCCGGTTGATCGCATTCGACAAGAACGCAATGTCTTTATCGAGTTGAGCAATTGTTTGCGCCGGTGAAAGCCCGGCTTTGGCTCCAGCAGCGGCAATCTCTTGAGGAGTACCACGCCGCAACGTCACAAGATCGGCCAGGTTGTTATTCAAACGAGTAAGCGTGATGCTAAGATTATTCTTCTCGGAAACTACCTCAGAACCCAGCTTCAACCGATCTGCCAAATCTTGAACAATCTGCTGCGAAGCCGCAGCAAAAGACGACTTATCGATCTCACGATTCGCTTGCACGGCTCCACGCGCAGTTCTTATCGTGCGAGTTGAACCAAACTCTTCGCCAAAGGCGCGTGCCTTTGCACCAGCATCGGCTTCAGTCAAAGCCAACACGGCCCGCTGCGCGGCCTCGCTACCGGCAAGCTCAATCACGAATTTCTGCGACAACTCGCCGCGCAACCGCTGCAACGCATGAACCAGGTCATCGACCGTCTTGACGTTATCGCTGACAACCAGACCCATATCTCGGAACCGAACTTCAGCCTGGACCAACTCTGTGGCAAGCTCATCCTGGTTCTTCGTGAGACGATTAGATTTCTCGCCGAGGTCATCGATGTACTTGTTCAACGAGGCAATCGACTGTTGAGTATCGTCAGACTTACCTTTTAGCTCTTCAAGTTTTGCCTTCGCCTTATCTAGAGCATCGGCAGAATCACTTATATTCTTCGAGAACCCGAAGATGAAACTGCCGGCGGCAACCAGTCCGGCAAAAATCAGGAAGACAGGATTACGAAGAAGCAAGAGCAAACGTGCATTGAGCGAAAGCGCCGCAATTCCCGCCGCATTCAACCCTGTGACCATGAAGAACAAACCAGCCGTCAACCTTCCAATCCCAACAAT